CCTTGTAGAACTTTAGGATTCGGATGTATGATGATACTAAATAAAAAGAATTACATACATATAGATGAACGAATGAAGGTATTTTGTGGGGATGATTTATTATATTGGTGGAATAAAGATAAACACAATAGAAAAATATATAATATTACAAACCTAAAAGCTACAGGTGAATTAAGTGTAACAAGTAAAGACTATGAATATTTAATGCATTCTGAAGTAGATATATTCCAAGAAGTAATTAAAAATTTATAATATGAAAGCAAAATTAAAATTATTTGAAGTTTTAAACTTAGAAATAGAATTAAATGGATTTACTAATCTCGAAAGTGGAGAAAGATTAGTAGAAGGATTACTCCAACAAAAACTTAATTTTGGTTTAAAATATAAATTAAAAAATGATGTTTTAAAACTCGTTGAAGAAAAAAATCAAATACTTCAAGTTCAAGATGAATTAGTATCTAAATATGGTACTGTAGATAAACAAGGAAAAATTGGTATAGATCGTTGGATTGATTTTGAAGATAAAATACCAAATCCTAAATTTGTTGAATTTAATCAAGAATGGAATCAGTTTTTAACTTCAAATGAAAAAGAAATTGAAATAACAGATTTATCATTAATTGATTTACAAGAAGTAATAACTAAAGATAATTATAATATACTTAGTACTTATTTTGTAAAATATGAATAAATTTTTAGAAATAGCTCAATCTTGGATTACAGCTATTAATCCATCAGAAGAAAAACAATTAATAGCTGATCAACGTATTGCTGTATGTAATACTTGTGAAATAAGAAAGTATAATGAAGTAGGAGATTTTTTCTATTGTGGTAGTTGTGGATGCCCTTTAAAAGGTAAAATATATTCACCAGTAGAAAAATCATGTCCTGAAAGTAAATGGCCAGTATGATCAAAGCAACTAAAATAACAGAAGAAGAACTTAACCAGGTTAACGAACTTCGAAAAGAATTTCAAATAATTGCATTAGAAATAGGAGAATTAACTTTAATTGAACGTAATCTTAAAGAAGAACTAATAAACGTTCAAGAAGATATGGACGATTTTTATTCAAGTTATAAAAAAATCCAAGAAAAAGAAAAGGATTTAATTAGTAAACTTGAATCCACATACCCAGACCAAACAGTTAATTTCGAAACAGGCGAACTTTCATAGTTCGCCTTCGTTTTTGATTTTCTGTTATATATTTATTGTAGAATTACCCGAATATATTTAATACTAAAAATACAATGGCAGAAAAAATTATATCACCTGGTGTGTTTGTTAACGAAAGTGACAAATCATTAGTATCAAGAGGACCTGTTGTAACTGGAGCCGCAATTGTTGGTCCAACAGTAAATGGACGTCCATTAGTTCCTACAGTGGTTACCTCATATTCAGATTATGTTTCTCAATTTGGTGAGACATTTAAATCCGGAAGTCAATATTATGAATACTTTACCTCACTAGCAGCTAAAGAATATTTCTCAGGTGGTGGTCAGTCATTGCTTGTTACTCGTGTTATTTCAGGTTCTGCTTATAACACATACGCTCAAGCTTCTGTAGCTTCGTTTGCAGATGCTGCAACACCTTCATTTACTTTAGAAGCGTTAGCATATGGTAACCAAGCAAATAACACAAGCTCATTATCTTCAGGAGGTGCTTTAGCATCAGGTTCTTCAAACAACGTTCGTTGGGAAGTAACAAACATCAATACAGGAAGTGGTACATTTACTATTACTGTTCGTCAAGGAGATGATAATACACAAAATAAAAACGTATTAGAAACTTGGACTAACTTATCATTAGACCCACAATTACCGAACTTTATTTCTCGTGTAATTGGAGATGAAAAACCAGTATATGTTGCCGCAGCAGGTGGTGAAGACGCTTATGTACAATTAACAGGTTCATTTGCAGTATCTAGTCAATATGTTCGTGTAGCTTCAATTAATACTCTTCAAGTCGATTCAATCGATAATGATGGTAATTTTAAGAAAACTCAATACTCAGGTTCATTACCTGCAGTAGGATCTGGTTCATATGGTGGTTCATTCTCAGGTGGTGTAGTTGCTACAAATCGTGTTGCTAACTTTTTCGATAATATTATTTCAACATCTACAAACTCTCAAGGATTTATAGATACAGAATACGAATCAGGTATTGCATTACTTACAAATAAAGACGAATACGATTTCAATTTATTATTATCTCCAGGTTTATTCTTAAGCGGCGACGCAGCAATTACTTCAGATGATATTATAGGAGTTGCAGAAGATCGTGGTGATGCATTCGCAATTGCTGATTTAGTAGCATTTGGTGGAGGTAAAAACGGAGCTATTTCAGCTGCCGCTGGTTCAACTTCTAACTATGGTGCTGGTTATTGGCCATGGGTTCAAACATTTAGCGCTAACTTAGGCCGCCCAGTATGGGTTCCAGCTTCAGTAGTAATGGCAGGTGTTTACTCATTTAACGATCAAGTAGGTGCTGAATGGTTCGCTCCTGCAGGTTTAAATCGTGGTGGAATTGGTTCAGTAATTAGAGCTGAAAAGAAATTATCAGCAGACGATCGCGATGCTTTATATGATGCAAATGTTAACCCATTAGCAACATTCCCAGGAGAAGGAGTTGTAGCATTTGGTCAGAAAACATTCCAAAAACGTCCAACTTCATTAGATCGTATTAATGTTCGTCGTTTGTTGATTAACTTGAAACGCTTTGTTTCTTCAGTTTCTCGTCAATTAGTATTTGAACAAAACACTACTGTAACACGTAATCGTTTCTTATCAACTGTTAATCCATATATGGAATCAGTTGTATCAAGACAAGGTCTATATGCTTACAAAGTGATAATGGACGATACAAACAATACAGCAGACGTAATTGATCGTAATCAATTAGTTGGTCAAATTTATGTTCAACCTACTAAAACTGCTGAATTTATTATCTTGGATTTCACTCTACAACCAACTGGAGCTACTTTCCCAGCATAATAAAAATTTAAAATTTAGATATTTATAATAAACAAGAATATAAACAATGGCAGTATTAGACGCATCAGAAATTATGTTTACCGCTTTTGAACCAAAGGTTCAAAACAGATTCATAATGTATATAGACGGTATCCCAGCTTACTTAATTAAAAAAGCTGCTTCCCCACAATTTGAAGCTAATGAAATCATATTAGACCATATCAACGTTTACCGTAAAATTAAAGGTAAAGTTAGATGGCAAGACATGACATTAGAACTTTACGATCCAATCGCTCCATCAGGCGCACAAGCTGTAATGGAATGGGCTCGTTTAGCACACGAATCAGTAACAGGCCGTGATGGTTATTCGGATTTCTACAAGAAAGACTTAGTGTTAAACGTATTAGGACCAGTTGGTGATGTAGTTTCTGAGTGGATTATCAAAGGTGCGTATGCTAAATCTGCTAACTTTGGAGATTACGATTGGTCACAAGGTGAAGCTGCTGCTAGTATTTCATTAACAATTGCAATGGATTATTGCGTATTGAATTACTAAAATTTGATTGTGAATAACAAAAACCTCTCGGCATATTGTCGAGGGGTTTTTTCTTTTGTATATTTATATATAGAACATAAAACAGTTATATGGAATCAAAATTCAAATTACCTACTGAAACTATTACCTTACCATCAAAAGGTTTATTATACTCAGCAGAAAACCCATTATCTAAGGGAGAAATTGAAATGTCTTACATGTCTGCAAAACATGAAGATATATTAACTAATATTAATTACATTAAAAATGGTACAGCTATTGATAAATTATTACAAGCATTAGTTGTTACTCCAATTAATTTTGATGATTTAATTATTGGTGATAAAAACGCAATTTTAATTGCCGCTCGTATTTTAGGATATGGTAAAGATTATCCTATTAGATTTTATAATACATCTACTAAAACAGAAGATGATTATACAATTGATTTAACTACACTAAATGAAAAAGTAGTAGATCAATCATTATTTACCTCAGGTAAAAATGAATTTGAATTTACGTTACCCCAATCAAAAAATAGTATTACATTTAAGTTTTTAACAGGAGCTGACGAAAAGAAAATCACACAAGAACTTAATGGATTGAAAAAATTATATCCAAACGATTCATTTGATTTAACAACTCGTTTAAAGTATATGATTACTTCTGTTGAGGGTTCGCGCGAAACTAAAGACATACGCGAGTTTGTTGATAATTATCTTACGGCGCAAGATTCACGTGCCTTCCGCGAGTATTATTCAAAAATAATGCCCGATATTAACTTAGATATAACTATAGAAAAAGATGGGTACACACAGGAGGGTGTAACTATACCAATTGGTATTAACTTTTTTTGGCCTGACGCCGGAGCATAGAGTACAAGTATTTTCTCAAATTCATGAAATAGTATTTCATGGTAATGGAGGATATGATTGGGAAACAGTTTATAACATGCCTTTATGGCTTCGTAGGTTTACTTTTAATAAGTTAAAAGAATATTATGATAAACAAGCCGAAGAAGCAGAAAAACAACAAAAGCAGTTAAAAAATAAAGGTAATAGTTCTGAGATATCTCGTCCTAATATATCACCTTCAAAGCAAACTCCTACATATTCATATAAGGCACCTAAAAAATAGGTGCTTTTTATATTTATATTATATAATTATATTATAAATGGCGTATAATTCCGAAGATAACGAAAAAGAGATAAGATCAAATCAAGAGAAAATACTTGATTTGAGTAATCAAATTAATAGATCTTTTGAAAAAAGAAGAGATTTAGTTGGGAGAATTACGGATGATGAAAGAGAATATAAAAATTTAATTAGTGAATCTAACAGATTATCCCAGCAAATTGCAAATAATGCTGAAAAGATTTCCAAATTTCAAGTAAAATCTAAAGATTTAGCTAATTCTATTTCTAAAGCTGAAAAATTAGCATCAGATGCTGCTAATAAATTTGCTGATACTCAAGGAAAATTATTAGGTCAACGAATAGCTGCATCTAATGCTTATAATATACTAAGAGCTAAAGAAATTGGTCTTAGTAAACAAATAAATGAAGCCGCTGATGAAAACAGACATCTAGAAAATCAAAAACAATACGAATTATCTAAAGGACGTAGAACTAATTTAGATGTTTTAAAAGCACTTCAAGATCAAATAAATGCTAATCGTAGTTTTATTAAAGATAACGAATCAAAATTAACTCAAGTTAAAAAAGATCGTGATATTCAAAAAGAGATTAAGGGAAATGTTGATGGTATATTTGATTCTGAAAAACAACGTAAAATTGAATCCCAAATTCAACTTGATAAACTTAGAGGACAGTTAAACCTTATTAAACAGGTAGAAAAAAGTACTCAATTAACTGAAACTATGCTTAAAGGGATTAACAAACTCCCAGGCATTGGAAAATACTTCCCAGAAAAGGATTTAAATAATATACTTGAAAAAGCTAAAGCGACAGCAGCAAGTATAACTGAAGCTGGAGGAAATGCTGCTAGTTTAGGGAATCGATTAAAAATTGCAGGGGGTGCTTTAGCAAGTGCAGGTGCTACAATTGCTGAAAATTTTACAAAAACTGCATTTAGTATAGAAAATATATTAAAGGCGGCGTTTGCAGCTAGCAGAGAATCAGTAAATTTATCTAAAAATTTAGGGTATGGAGCCGCTAATGCTGATCGTGTTAGAGCAAATTTTGCCGGAATTGAAAGATCATCAACTAATGCGAATGTTACTACTAAGAATTTAACAGAAGCATTTAATGAGTTATCTGAAGCTACAGGATTTGTTACTGAATATTCAGAAGATGCATTAGTAACTCAAATTAAACTTACTGAACAGTTAGGATTATCAGGTGCTGAAGCTGCAGGTATATATAAATTTTCAGTATTAACTGGAAAATCATCTGAAGAAACATATCAATCAATGTTACGAGGATATGTTGCTACTCGTAATAGTTTAAGAGTTGGCGTTCCTTTTAGAGCAGCTATGGCCGAAGCTTCTAAAGTAACGGGTCAATTAGCAGCTAATATGGGTTATAATTTAGAAAACACTATAAAAGGTGTTGTAGCAACTAAAGCCTTAGGTACATCATTAGATCAAGCAAAATCTCAAGGTGAAAAATTACTTGATTTTCAATCATCTATTGAAAGTGAATTAAAAGCTGAATTAATAACTGGCCAACAATTAAATCTTGAACGTGCTAGAGCAGCAGCTTTAATGGGCGATCAAGTAGCAGTAGCAGAAGAATTAGCCGCTCAAGGAATGACAGCAGCTAAATTCTCTCAAATGAATACAATTGCCCAGAAATCATATGCTGAAGCTTTAGGTACTACATCTGATGAATTATCTAATCAATTAATGAAACGTGAGCAAGCAATTGCTTCAGGTAAATCATTAGCACAAGTTACTGCTGAAGAAGCAGATGAAGCTGCAAAACGCCAAGATGCTCAAACTAAATTTAATTTAGCTGTAGAAAAACTTCAAAGTATTTTAGGAAACTTAGTTGCGGGTCCTTTAGGAACTATGTTAGAAATGTTAGCTGGAGCTTTAAATATAGTAAATTTTATATTTACCCCAGTTACTGCGTTATTTAATGTTTTTAGTTCTATTGGAAGTGCTATTGGGGGTCTTTTATCGGGATTAGGTATGGTAGGTACAATACTTAAAGGAATTGCTGGGGTCGCCGTTGCATGGGCTGCTTATAGCACATATGCTGCTATATCTACTGCATTAGCTGCTACTGTTATTGGAGGAATAGCCGCTCCGATTGTTGGAGCAGCTGCGGCTGGTGCTATATTATCAATGGGTATGTCAGTTATTAATGCTAATGATATGCAACAATCAGGATATGGTAAACGTACTATATTATCTCCTGAAGGAGCAGTTAGATTAAATGATAATGATACTATAGTAGCAGGCACAGATTTAGGAGGTGGTGAAGGAGAATCTGTTAAATCATCCCCATCAATAGACTTAACACCAATGATTTCAGCAATAAATGAAGTAACTTCTGCAGTTAATCAATTAAACTCTAAGAAATGGGATGTTTATTTAGATTCTAAAGTAGTAGGAACCGGATTAATGCAAAAATCATATAAATCAGCTTAATTTTAAATATTTATACAAAAACACAATAATATGAGCTTATTAGACAATTTATCCAAAATGCTTTTAGGATATAAAGGTGTAAAACCTAAATTCAATTCAGAAACATATGAATCAACTTTACACAATCAGTCATCTACTTTAGGACAACCTACAATCCTAAGAAATCCTTCTAATTTAGATGAAGCTGATAAGTTGAATAATGCAAAATACAAAAGCGCTAAAGGAAGAAAATATTTAGATCAACAATTTAAATAATTGTAATGTCTTTATTTGAAAAATTAAAAGATACCAGTTTAAAATCATTAAAATTTGGTCAAACCGGTGGCGTAGGTGATACTAAACCCTATATTGTAACAGATATTAATACTGTAGATAGAGGGTTTAATCGTTTTCGTATGACTAAATTCGATGATGGATTTATACGTGGGGGTGGTGTTGGTTCATTAAATGCTGGATTAACAGACACTTTACGTATTGGTAAATTTTTAACTGATTTTCCTAAAGGACCATTATTCATTACTAAACAAGTTGGATTACAATTATCTAATCCAAGACTTGAAACTAAACAATTACCTACTAACAAAACAGGTACTAGTTTTATTGGTAAAATAGGTGCTACTGTATTAAATCTAGCTAATAAAATTAATAATTTAGTTGGAGGACCAACTCGTATTTATAATTTAGGAATTAATACGTTAGCACAAGTTCCACTTAATGCATTAGGAGGACATATAGTTCGCCATGGTTTTTTACCTGTTCAAAACGAAACTCAAAAGTATTTTAGTGTAGTTACTGAAAATAACAAAAATGGTAATAACCGTTTAGAAAATTTATATAATACTTTACTAGCAGATACTGATACTCGAGTTAATTTCTTTAAAAAGAACAGATACTCTACTTTATCTAAAACAACAATTGACAGTTATATTAGTGGTCCTGGTTCTTTTTATGGGATTGGTAGTACTACTATTCGTAGAACTACATATACAGCAGATAAAACTAAAATTAGAGAATCTTTAAATATTGGAGTTACTAAATCTAAAAGAATAGATGATGATGTAAAATTATATACTTCAAAAGATGATAGTATATTTAGAAAATATAATTCAAATCTTTCTCAAGAACAAAGATTAAACCCACAGAATGAATGGAAAGGAGCTTATTCACAATCTTTAGAACAAAGCTTACAGATTTCAGCTAATAAATCTAAAAATGGATATTATGTTCTTCCTTCAGTAGAACCAACATCATCATTTACTAATAGATTTAAATACGATAAAAGTTTTAACCCAATAAATACTTTTCTTAATTTAGATCCAACAGGTAAAAATGAACAGAATAGATACGATATACCTGAATCTACTTCTGAAGATCATATAACCAGCATTTCTGCTTCTTATGATATTGTTTCTGAAGGTGTAGCTAGTCGTGTTGAAGGAGTAACGGCAGACAGTGTTAGAGGGAGTGTTGCTAGATATTTACCTAAAACTTCTAATAAAACATATAACGAATTAGTAACAAATAAAGTTCTTAAAAACGATATAACAATTCCTATTACTTTAAATACTCCAATAGATGGCATAGATAAATTAAAAACTAATGACAATATTGACGGTATAATTAATCGTAATCCTACTGGAGGGAAATTTACAAATGAAATTTTAGATTATGATTATAATCTATATGGATTAGGAGATGTATATGATAGAAATGATGCTGATATATTAAAAGTAACATTTACTCAAATAGATCCATTTAGTGGTAATGCATTGAATATACTTCCATTTTCTGCATATGTAACTGGGTATAGTGAAACATATAATAGTAATTGGGATGATATAAAATATAACGGTAAATCTGAATTTTTGTTTGCTTTTAATAGCTATAGAAAAACAGCTACTTTTAAATTAATGATTCCTTCATTTAGTCCTGATCAATTAAAAGATAAACATAATAGATTAAAATTATTACAACGTGGACTGGCAGGTAAATATAAAGATAATCGTTTAGGAGGTATAATAACTAAAATTAATTTAGGATATTATTTATATAATGCTGCTTGTATTATAAACAGCTTAACTATTAGTATTCCGGATGATGCATCTTGGGATTGGGGAGTAGATGGAGATCCAAACTTAGCATATTCAATGTTGCTTGAAGCAAATTTCCAAATTACTATTGTTAATGATGAAACACCAGGTTTTAAACAAATTACTACACCAGAACCAACTGCTACACCATCTCCTATCAAACCTACCCCACCACCAATTAAAACAACTCCAATACCAATACCAACAACCATTCCAGTTAATATTCCTAGACCACCAGTTAAATCTATTCCTATAGATTCTACTCGAGTAGAGAAAAAACCATTAAAAAAATTAGAAAAAAATAATAAAAAATTTAAAGGATATGGTGGTGGAGATTTTGGTGGTGGTGGAGCCGGTGGAAATTTTTAAATAAATAACTATGAGATACAATAATTCAGAAATAAAATATACTTTATCTGGAAAGCCGTATTATAGGAGAAAAAACTATCCTCAAATACCGTATTCTGACTCAGATGTATATGTTATTACAACTGTAGGAGATCGTTTAGATACTATAGCTTATAGTTATTATAATAATGCTGAATTATGGTGGGTTATTTCTGTAGCTAATAATAATATTACTAAAGGATCCATGTTCCCTGAACCAGGTACTCAATTAAGAATACCTATTGATGTTAATAGTGTATTAAATTTATTTGATGCTGAAAATAATATATAAATGTTATGTCAATATTTAGAGAACCAATTCATCCAGTAATTTCGGGTTCATTAGCTGCTAGGCAAGAACTAATGGGTAAGGAAAATCTTTCATCCCAAGATATAGCATATCTTAATTCAAAAACAGCATGGATACAATTACGTTCTAGTGTTGATATTGAGTCTCAAGGCAGAGTAAGTGCTGATGGATTAGCTACAGATAATGTATTATTAGGAGGGGCTTTATTATCTGGTAATCAACAAAGACAAGGAATAGGTACTAAAGGTTTAGGAGTGTATGATACTAGTATCTATAATAAATCACAAAATGTAATTGAACCTAATGTACTTGGTCTTCGTCCAATGCCTGGTATTACTAATTTATCTATTCAAAATAAAGGTGCTTATGGTTCATTACGACAAGCTACTGTAACTTTTCAATGTTGGGATATAAAGCAACTTGAAATGTTAGAAATGCTTTATATGAGACCGGGATATACTTTATTACTTGAGTGGGGGTGGTTACCTTATATAAACAAGGAGGGAAAATTCTCTGATAGATTATTCCAAGATACTTTATTTTTTGGACGTAAAGATGTAAATCTCCAAAAATATTTAGCTGATTTAAGAGGTCTTTCATTAAACAGTCATGGAAACTATGATGCACTTTTTGGTTATGTAATGAATTATAATTGGAAGTATAGAATGGATGGTGGGTATGATTGTAGTACTGAAATTATATCAACTGGTGAAGTTTTAGAATCTCTTAAAATAAATGCTTCTGGAGCTTCAGTGTCATCTACTTCTTCAGGTACTCTATTATCTACAGAAAAATATTCTAATATTGAAGATATTCAAAAAGAATATAGAAGAAATTTATTAACTGGTATTATTTCTGAAACATATGCTTTAGCTTTACTAAAACAAACATCAGAAAATGGGGTTGGTTCTTTTACATATGATAACCAAACATATAAAAAATCAGGAACTGTTGATTTTGCTCGTTTAGAAATTGAGTTAGAAACTGAAGGAACATTTAGTGGCGATGATGCCGCAGCAGCAAAAAACCCTGGGGGTGAACATGCTGATGGAAGTATATTAGATCAAGAAACTAATGTTTATATTACTTTAGATTCATTTGTTAAATTAATAAATGATTTTGCATTATTAGAAAATACAAATATTTCAGATACTAGTGGTCCTAATGGAAAAAATATTGTTACTTTATCTACCCATAATAGACCTAATTCTGTAGATGCTGGTAAAGCATTAACATGTTTATATCATCCGTTACAAATTTCAGTAGATCCTAGAGTTTGTATTTTACGTAATGATTTATTTGAAAAAACAATTCAAGGAATTAGTATTGCCCCTCCAGCAAAAAATGATAAAGATATTGAAATACTTCCAGTTAAACCAAATCCAGTATATGATGGAATAATAAAAAATCTTAAAAATATAAGAAATAAAGATGGTAGTGAAAAAGAATTTAAAGCTGAATTAGCTAAAATAACTAGTAAAGAAGCACTAGCCGGTATAGCTGATGCTTATTATATTAAAAGTGAAGGAAGAGAAAAATTTGGTAATTTTTTAACAGGTGGTGGTTTTGTATCTAGTGATTTATCTGTTTCCGAATTAGATGATATATTTGGTGGATTAGGTATTACTACAGCAGATTTATTTTATTCAGAAAATGATACTGAACGTTTTCTTAGAGAAAATATTGTTGCTGATGCTTTAACAATTAATAATTTTATTAATATAACCCCAGAAGAAAGGAAAAAATTAGCTATACAATCAGCTAAAGAAAAAACTAGAGAACAAATTGAAACTTTAGATGAAGCCAAAGAAGAAATAAATAGCTCTTCTCCTGGTTATTTATCATCTTTAAACCAATTACCTAAATATTACCATTCAGGAAATGCTGATCCATTTGCGTATCATGGAAATATTTATCTTAACTTAAGATTATTATATAACTTAGCTACAAGTACTGATTTAGAAAGTGAAGATCCTGGAGAAAAACAAGTTATAAATTTAATGACTTATATAAAAGATATTTTAACATACGCCCAAAATTCAATAGGTAATGTTAATAACTTTGAAGTAGTAATTGAAGATAATGTTGGATATATTGTTGACGTAAATAATGTTCCTGGAAAAGAAGTTAAACCTTTTACTTTTGAAGTAGGAAGTAAAAAATCTATTTTAAGAAATATATCTTTAGAATCCCAAATATTTTCAGATCAATCAACTATTATAGCAGTTGCAGCTCAATCAGATGCGGGTAAATTAGGATTAGAAAATAGTACTATGATTGCCTATAATACAGGTATAAGAGATAGAATGATATCTAAAAGAGATAATCCTGTAGCTTCTAATACATCTAAAGAACAACAAGCAGCGGGTTTTACTTTAGCATTAGGTGATTTATCTGAATTATTTAATTCGATGGATAGAGGTTGGGGAGATTCAGAATTACAAGTTGATGATATTGACAAATATAAAAAAGCATTAACTGATATTATAGTATTTTTTACATCTCAGTATAAAGCAGATAACAAATATAAATCAATTTTACCAACTAAATTATCACTTACTACTGATGGTATTGGTGGTTTAATAATTGGTAATATTTTTAATATAGATAAGACTTTTACCCCACAAGGATATAAAGGAAATAAAGGTGTAGGTATTGATTTACAATACATGATTACTAATATAAAACAAGAAGTAGGATCTAATGGACAATGGACAACAATTATTGAAGGAAACCCATTTATACCAGATTCAACTTTTGATAGTTTAATAGCAAGTCAAGGGAATTTAAAACTTGACACTACACTTGTTAAAAAGTATGTATATGATGAAAATACAGGTACCGTTAAAGAAGAAATTAGAAAAAATAATGAACCTGTAAATGATCCCCCACAAGGTGTAACTGGAAATGCTAGAGCTATGGCTTCTTCTATGAATTATGTTTTAGGAGGACCTAGAAAAGGCATAAGTAGATGTAATCGATATACTTATAATTTAGCTTGGAATTATGTTAAATTTAAAAACGGAAAAGATAAAGAAGCAAAACGAGGGGCTACTTTAGGATCTGGTGGTGATGCGGGTACTGAATTAGCATTTAAAGCTTATGAAAATTTAGGATACACAAGATATAAAGTAGGTTCTAATATGACTATAAAAAAGATCGATGATTATTTAAGTGATTTTAGTAAATTTAATGTTGGTGATGTGATCCAATATCGTTCAGATATACAAGTATCAAAATCAAAAGGAACTGATTATTGTTACCACGCTCAAATATATACTGGAGGAATGGGGTGGAATTCAAAAATAAAAAGTTTTACACCTATGCCGGATGCCGCTCGTTATGCTACTGATGACAGTGCAAATTATAGATCAAATACTAATAGTAGTGGAAGAGGAGCTGGTAATTTCCTTTATGGAAAATATGCAGATTTAAAAAGACCACCATTATTTGATTTATGGGTTTTTAAATTACTTTCTTAATTATATTTAATTAATGAGACCTCCTAAAAATCAAATATTAGAAAATTTATACACTAGTGGTAACGAATATCTATTAGTTAAAACATATAATAATTATGTAGGATATTATCATTCAGTTTCAGGGAAAAAATATGTAGGTGCTACTTATAGTCCTAATTCAATTGAATTAGTACCTTATACTCAAAACCGAGAAGCGGCAGCGTATAATTTATCACAAATTGATCCTGTTTATATGAGAATTAATCCTAGTATAATAAACACGATTAAAAAAGATGAGTTTCCAATTGTCCGAGTTAATTATATCCCAACAAAAGAACCATCATATAGATTTTTTATTAAACGAATAAATGAAGTAAATGCTCCAATATTAGAAGTAAATAAATCAACATATCTTAACGCAGGGAATACTAAATTTTATTATACTTTAAATATACTTTGGGATATAAATAACACACCAAACTACAGTGTATTTGAACGTCAAATGCCGGGGATAAATGATTTTTTAAGAAATTATTCATTGCCTCCAGACGGAGATAATGGTGGGTTTTAATTAAAAATAAAAGGTTATGTTTTATATTATTGAAAGAAAAGATCAATTAGATCAATTACATTTAGGAGAAGATATGTTTATGCATATCATACCTACAAATGATAATTATCACCCTATTTTACAAGATATTAGTTTAATTTATGTTCGATGGATAAAAGGACATAAAGGATATATTCTATGTATTAACCATTCAGAATCATTTTCATTAGAAACCCACGATGTAATCGATAAATTATCTAAAGTCAATAAAATATACACATTAGATAATAAAGCGGTGTTACACCACTTTCCTACGTTGCTTTCTCGA